AATCGTCAAACTGACTGAAGAAGAAATATTTGAGTATCATCTCGGATATACTGAAAATACCGATTTTAAAGAATACTGATCAACCCAAAGGAAACACCATGTCTATTATGCAGAACCAACGCAATGTCGTACATACTAACAAGAACACCACTTTTGAAGATTGGAAATTGATGTGTGCTGCAGAATTTGCCAAGCGCGGATTCAAATATATCAATCCCGGCCATCTGCGTATGCTACATGCCTGGGAAGGTGGAGACACGCCCTACGGTTGGGTTGACTTCCTGAACCGTCAGCAGATCCTGCAGGTCAGAAATGCTCAGGTCAAAAGAGACAATCCTAATTCATAAAGAATTGAATCTTCAATCATTATCCAAGGAGTTAAGGAGAGCTAACCACTCTCCTTTTCTTTTTTCCCAGCTGTAGAAATAATCAAAATATTGCTTCTGAAAATCCAGATAAGGATATGTCGTCCCGCGGTTCTGGATCACGGTCTTGATAGCGATATCCAGCGTATGTGCGAACTGAACTGCATGCAGGTTCTTGTTCTCATTGAACTGATACATCATAGCAAAGTTCGAACATGTCTCTGAGAGAGCAGCAAAGTTAGGACACACCACCAAGTTCATGGCAGACATCGCCTCGATTGCGGCAAGACAGCTTGTCTCTGGCCAGATCGATGGGTATGCAAAGATGTGTGACTTGACGAGAGCTTGCCGGATTTCCTCGTTGGGGACAGCACCATGATATGTGATCTTGGGATGCGCTCTGCAACGATCAAACAGTTGCTGATATTGCCTGTCTCGTTCTTCCCATCCATAGATGCTGAAAGATGAATAGACATCTAGATGGATGTTGTCATGGATCCTGCTGAGTTCTTCGAACACCGGAATCAGTATCTCTAGGCCACGATGGGGTGTGGTATGGTAGATCAGGTTGACTGTGCCGTTGTATTCTTTCTTCTCTAGCGGGATGGGGTCGATAGCATTCTTGATCACGAAGCTCTCGGCATAGGGGACGCCGCTGATGATATTGTACATCTGCATCTGCCAGTCAGACACAGCTACGATCTTTGAAAAACGCTTACGAAGTTCGGGATCTTTAAGGTGTTCAGATTCAGGGTCATGAGGTAGATCATGCAACCAAAGGATCTTCTTCTTATCGGGATCTAGCTCTCGGACCCTAGAAGGTATGATCTGAAACTTGTTCAGCAATTCTGCAGGGATGCTCCTGTGAAGACGTTCCTGCATTAGCTCCGTGCCGCCACGAGCATTCTTATTCAATTCGTTCACTTCTACCATAATAAAATCACCTATTGATTATTTTTTATCTTTACGTATCAAAAACTCTGGAAGTTTTAATTCAACCTTTTCATCCTGTATGTTCATCAATATATTGGCAGCAAATGACAAAACACTCCAGGATACAAATCCTATGAAAGCTGCAGCTGCCAATACATTATCAGTAGTAATAGACAGCTGCATCCATTCTAATAGCGGAGCACAACCAAGTATCGCAGTCGTTGTGCTAAGTCCAGATCTCACAGCGGCATCCCAAACATTTGTCGGTCTATAAAATACCATGAAAGCAGTCCCACCAATTAAGCCACCTAGGCCTGCTATCGCTTTGGCCATCAGTGGCATTGTGAAATCTTCGGACATAATCGATCCTTATATTATTGAATATATCTTTTATTTATATATTTCAATAATAGAGTCATAGCGAAAAGAGCGCCATCCATTCTTCTCTACATCCCATACAGATAGTGTATCTTCTGATACAGGGCGTGTTTTTTCTGACTTTTTTTCATACTCTTTCACCCATCCTTCAAGAAGAGTGCATTTCATCAACCGTTCAGACCCGTCTGCTTTCTTAAACTTGACATTAACGATGTCTGTAGTAAGCATATTCTTTATGTTTGATTTAGATAGAGTGTCCGTAATCATTCTTTGTTTCCTCCACATACCTTGCTAATTCTTCATAACCACCTAGTTTTTTGCCGTCAACTTCTATGATAGGAACGGTCTTCGAGCCTGGATACATCTCCAATAGCTCTGTTATTCCTATGCCTTCACCCACGATAATATATTCATATTGAATACCGTACATATTAAGCAACTCTCTAGATTTAACACACCAGTTGCAGTTGTGCTTCCCATATATTCTTATCATCACAGGTTGTTCTTTTCTTTTTCAATCCGTTTCCAGGGACCGAATGCTGCCGAATGGTTGCCTTCTACCTTGATGAAAGGTTTATTTTTCTCATTCTTGTTGGGGTTGGCAATAGTCACCATGGTGCGCTTGCCTCTGGACCAGTGCTTTAGTTTATTCAGTACCTTCTCAATTTCTGGTACGTTCCTGCTGACAGCTTTCAGTGTTTGCCTTGATACGCTAGAGCGCAAACCTTTAGACACTACCTTGCTTCTTGTTCTCTTCTTGCCCATCTTCTATTCCTCTACTAAATCTTTAACTTTGCGTTGATGTATGGTATTACAACAGATACATTTGAGATATACCGTACTATCGATATCATTCTTGAGATTGGGTACATAATCAATCAATATCATCGATCTATCTCCAGAGCCACATGATGGGCAATCTCCCACAACAACTGGGAGACTGCCATCTGTAGCTACTGTGATAGTGTTACTTTTTTCCATTTTTCTTTGATTTTTTGACCAGAGTCTTTTCTGTGCCGCCTATGTCACGAGAATATATGGTCTTGCCGCCGTCGGGGCTCTCAAAGATCTTGGGTTTCTTTTTGGGTTTGACATCATCAGATTGAATATTATCAATGAACTTATCAATTTTTTTGTCCAGTTGTTCTTTAACCTGAGTGACCGAGTCAGTGATCTGATCGTTCACTGTTGCTTCAATCTTATTGAATTCGCCAATAAAAATCTTCTTAAACCATTTCCACATTTTCGTTCTCCATTGCTATGCCATACTTACAGATAAAATAGCTATCAATTATATCAGAGGAAGGATTCCACTGCTTTTCAGTCATATTGAATTTTTCTTTGATATTATAACCGGTCTCTTTTAAGAATACTTCTTGTAGTGCTTCTTTGTTAGCATTACCTTTTCCTGTAGCAAACTTCTTTATCACAGTAGGAGGAACAAGATTATATTGATGATTGCGTTTCCATAAGTAATGCTTCAAGAGGCCGGCGTTCTCGCCTATATTGAATACCCTACCTGTAGAACCCATAGAATAACCTTCAATGTATATGATATCGGTTTCTTGTAGCTTTGTCAATACCCAATTGGCAATGTTATAATATCTTTCTTCTTCACAGGAATAATCTGGATGAAGATCACCTTGTATATTATCAATATCTAAATTATATTTCTTGATATTTGTTAAGAAAAATATTCTGCAATCATAATAGTTATTAGTGCTACAATCAGAAATACATATACAAGGACTGCTAAGACTATAGTCAATTCCTACGATCCTCATTCCTCTTCTTCGTAATCATAGTTATAATCATCTTCATCAGTCTCTTCTTGGTCTGTATCGATATAATTTTTAATTGCATCATCCCACGCAGGATCAATACCCATATTATCTTTTAAATCTTCACTATAGTGAGTGTGCATATCGATCATTCTAGTATAAATCTGCTTGCGTATATCAGCATCTTTAACTAACTCAGATACTACATCAATTAATTCTTCCCAATTCATTTTTTAATTTCCTTTTAGCTTTAAGGTCTTTCATAATATGTGAGCGTTGCTCATCAGTATATATAGTCCAGGCCTGGATCTGCTGCATGGTCCTACCACAGACTGTACAAATATCTGTGATAGGATCCAGCTTACATATCTTCTGGCAGGGTGACTTAGAGGTCAACGATCTCACACCCATCAGCAGCACAAGCAAGGGTCTGAGAACCCTTGGTGTTATCTTCCTTCTCATATTCTGCCAGCTTGGCCCAATCGATTGTCCGGGGCATGGTGGCATCCAATGCTTCATACTCATCTTTTGAGCAATCCTGATAGGGCGCCTGGCGATAGGTATGATCAGAATGCGGCAAGAACGAGACACCGGACATCTCGTCAAAGTATTCGTATACGAACGAACCCACTGCCATCCATTCATCTTCCTTGACTGTGATGGTCACAGATGGCTTGTGCTCACACCAATGGCGCTGATATATCATCCACATCTCCAGCTGTTCTACTGCTGTCATCTCTGTGCGAGTGACTGCACCGTCAGGTGCTTTGACAGGGAAAGAGAACACTGTGGTTGCATCTGGCTTCATCACACACGGCTCATTAGGAAAACCTGATTCCTTGAGAAGCATCGTCAATGGATCTTTGTTGTCGCCACGTACTGTACGGATATAATAATCATTATGGCGAGCATGGATGCCGGAAGCAGAATCCACCAGCTGTGAAACAGTTCCGGAAGGTTTAACACAAGTAACAGCAGTCGATTGAGGGATGCCTAATGCTTCCGCAAATTCCTTGTTTGCTGCAACTGCTATATCACGCAGAGACTCTAACATATGTTTTAGATCGATATTTTTGTCTTTACCATTTGTTAACGTATTATCCATGATACCAGTCATGCTGACACCCAGCAAGCGTTCTTCTTCTGTGTTAGTTGTCCAGATCTTACGAAGATACGGGAACTTAGTGAGAGTGGACTGTAGGGTCCCGAGTCGGGCAGCAAGGCGTACTTTGCGCTGAAGATCAACCACACCATCTGTGCCACGGACAACAACCTCTGTCAGGTTACAGAACTGATTGGGACGGAGAATGATCTCAGAGCAAGGATTGGTACCGAAATCATGATCTGGATCACGACGACCAAACTTCTTTGCCTGGTTCTGTGATGCAACACGAGAGAAGATACCACGCTCACCAGATTTAGAATCATACAGCGAGATCCACTCACGCATGAACGTTCCCATCTCGGGCTTCTCTGTATACGCTGCAGAGTTGTTAGAAAGAGCACGCTGAGGGTTTGTCTCCCACCACGAACCGTTCTTGGCAGTCCTCATGCGCTCGTCTGTCAAGTTAGATAGCGATATCATCGCTGATCTACGCACACCGCCCACGACGACTACTTCGCCGATCTTGCACATGATATCATGACATTCTAGAGAGTTCAGTTTACGACCTGTGGCACCACGGAACATGCGCACAGTAAACTTAAACAGATCATCCAGAGGACCCGGACCTGATGAACGACCGCCGAACGTCTTGAGTCTAGCACCTGCAGGACGCAGGATGGACAGGTCCCACTTGGGTACTTCTCCGGAATAAAGGAGAGCGATCAGCTGACGGAAACCCTTGGCCCAGCCTTCCTTGCTATCCTTGACGATGATAGTCGTATCGCTATCGAACATATTGGCAGGAATCTCTGGGAGGTTATTGACATACTGGCGTTCTACAGAGAATCCCACACCTGTGCCGTTCATAAGGATGAGCATGGTCTCATCGAATGATTTGGGATCATCTACAGCCACATACGAGCAGTTGTAAGCACATGTGTTATCACGTTCTAGGGAAGGTCCTGCAGTCATCAAAGCACGCATCGAGGGCATGATCTCGAGGTTGAGGATGGCTTCTTCTAGTTCTTTACGTTCTGCTTTAGGCAATGAATAGCCATGGTTATCAGACAGGTGCTTGGTCATGAAATCAAAGTAGCGAGACACAGTCTCTGACCAGTTCTCACGACGACCTTCTTTGTCTAGGAATTTAGAATACCTGCTCTTGTAGATGAATTCTTGGTATAGCGTGGGTAGGAAATTGCTCATGTCATGCCTCTTTCTTTTTCAATAAAAATGTTCCGTCTTGGTTGTCAATCCATTCCAGATCGTCATTGACATTCCATCCCAGATCTGCTAGAGCTTTCAGCATCTCGTCAGGAAGCGGAATGTAATATTCACCTTCACGTTCATCAAATTGAATCTGGATGGTATACGTCTTCATGTTTTTCTCCACATCTGCAATCGCATCTTGGCGGATAGTCCTTCGTATGTATTGTGGTCGATGATGTGTTGTACTGCAGGACCTGACAATCCTGCCAGCACCATGTCATTGACGTCTTTCTGTTCGATATCGTCTGGCCAGATACAGACCTTATAATTCCTATCGATTGCCTTGGATATCTTGTTGACAATCTCTCTGCTACGTGGTTCATTATCATACACGATAACGATGTTATTACGATCACCCAGATTTGTCAAGTTGATATCAGATCCTGCCATGGCCACACAGTTGGTCAAGAACAAGCTATCGATAGGACCTTCCACTAGGTATATCTTCTTATTATCTTCGATAGAATCGAGACCAAAGATCTTGTCCTTGGTCTCGTCCAGCATTATAGTAGCGTATCTTAGGGTTGATTTAGGTGAGATAGATCTACCGGTAAATCCGAACACATATCCGTTTCTATCGATGAATGGGAACACGATTCTTGGTTCATCAAATTTTAACGCCTTCTCATTGAACTTATCTGGAACGAAAGAATTTACCCATGTGAAGTATATATGTGAATAGAACATTCGGTAATGCGTGTTTGGCGGGATATTCCGATCAGAAATATATTTTTTTGCCGCATGCTCGGGTTTTAATTGGGATATCTTTTTCAGTTCTTTGAATGGTTCGAAATGGTCGATACGCCTGCTAGAGAACTTCTCGATCTCTGGGACAAAATTCACAGGTTCGACAGCACCCGTCTCCTTCATCACTTCAAGGCGATATTCAGTATACAGAGAAGGATTGTATGTCTTGATAAACTTGGATAGCGAGGTGCTGTATCCGCAGTTAAAGCACTTTACGTTGATACGACCCGAATGCTCATAGAAATGTCCACGTGTCTTGAACTTGCTAGTCTGAGAATCCCCACAGACATTGCATCTGAACTTGGCATTGTAGGGTTTATTGTTGATTACTTTAAATTGCTCCAGTTGAGTACCAACAAGAGATGCAAACTTCTGATCCAGCCATAATGTATTCATTTTCTTTAATCACTCTATTTCAAATCTACAGAGTAATTATAACATAGCTGTGCAGTTTGTCAAAGGTTATTATGGTTTACGTCTGTTTTTTTCTTCCCCTGCGCATATTGGCTTGCCAGTGAGCCAACTGACCTTTACGGCCGCCCTGTTTGACTATCTTATCTAATGTTTCAAGACTGGCTTTTTTGGGTATACCGTGCCGGGCAGAATCACCTTTATCCTGAGGATTTTTTCCATCTTTAAAATTTTCATCGACAAAATCTGAGAAGCTTTTCATCTATTATGACCCATCAACAGTTTTAACATGATCCCACTGTACCTCTGCATCAGGATGTGGATTGTCTGACTTGCGATATATTGTATGCCCGAGTATCTTACCACGGTTGGTGATAGCAACATGCATCTTGTGCTTATTGCCAGAGTTAGTTACTATCACGTTGCGTGTTCCGCCTGCTCCACTATCGTTTTGATCTAATTTTGCATAAACTTCTGGATGCGAAGGAGAATCAACATATGTCCTAAATGACGGATGCCTATGCAAAGAATTCAACTGAGACCTATTCAATCCAATCTGATGGATCTGTTTGGGTTCGTCAGCATCTTCATTGATGAATTCCAGGAAGCTTTTCATTTTTGTGATGTTATTCTTGGTTATGGATAGTAAAGTGGTGTACATGGAATTCATTACCAGTACCATCATGATGGGTAGTAGAATGTGAATATTTAAGTTTAGTTCCTGCAGGAATAATAGTTTCATTTTCAGCAAGCATATTTGAATGTTTACCTATATGATATCCTTTATCTGTAGGTTTTGCTTCAATATGAATAATATGAAGTCCAGAGTCGCTATCAATATCATGATTATTTTCTGCAAACGTCTTAGCAATTCTTACATCATGGGTAGTAGATATGTGTGCAGGTAAATGTATAATACTATCTTTAGATTTTTCTACAGCTTCTTTAGGATTAAATCCAACACCTGAATATAAATGTACGTGGTGACCTAAAGGTTGCTTAGCTAATTTAGAAATAGCGTTATGTGTTGTTTTAATCCCATATGGCATACCATGCGTAGAGGGTCTATTATTTTTATGATTGTCTATTAAATGGCTATTAAGTTCATGAGATAACGTGGTATCAATAGATCCGTAACCCTCTGTATATTCAAAAATATGTTTTTTTTGACTTTTTGTAGGAGCTTGTTGAGTGCTGTGAAGTTTTTCTGATATTTTATCAATATGAAAATCTTTATCTGAATCTTTTTTAAGCCTGGGCTGTCCAGGCAAATTATCTAAATGGTTACCATCAACAACTGCGGTTTTCTTTTCGTTTATTACTTTTTTTTTGCTTTTGTTTTTTTTAATTGGTCTTAATGTAATGGGTTTGGTAGGATTAGCATAGCCGTCCTTATCAATAAAATAACCTTTATTGTTTTGTTTTTTAGCTTCTGAAATAAAATTAATGAAAGTTTTCATTGTTTTGGCTCGTTAATTGTCTTTTCTGCATCGTCATAGAATTGCTTTATCGAATCCAACGAACGTTTGCAAGTGACATTGTTGTTCTGAAGTTTTAATATGAGCGAACCCACTTCCTGATCTGTCAGCGTCTCATCTTTTGGGAACTTAGTCACAGTAGGACATCTGTATAGATCGTCAGGTGCCTTGACGATCTTATACTCAGGGGCGATCAATGCGACTTCTGTATGTTGACATGCTGCTAATAGCAATAATAAAGGGATGACACCCAACCACTTCATATCATTCATCCATGCTTGCGCGAGAAGCTCTTCTAGCGAGCGCAGCTGAGATCTCAGCAAGAGGTTCGATTTCTTCATTAGTAGCAGGAACTTTTGTCTTGTAACCATGGTATTTGTTGTAGGCCAGCTTAATAAATTTTTCTCTATTGGTACGCTTGCGCAAATTAGCTTTATCTGCAGGTTGATTTCCCACAATCTCCGCGCTAGCTCCCTGTGAGTATTGACCTACTTTTTCTCTAGAAATTTCATCAATCTGATCTGCTGATTCATCAAAAAGCTTCTTTGCAGTTGATCGAATTTTTACAGAAGGTATGCCTTTTGGAGAATATGTGTGTGTTAAAATCTTATCGCGGATGTAATTTGATGCTTCGGCATGAGCATAATAACCTGCTAAGTTTCCAGATTTTTTTGCTGAGATAGCTGCATTCACGTGTTTCTGTGCAAGACTTTCGGCATCTTTTTCACTCATGTGCTCTTCATGAATCTGATCTGGTTCTTCTTTAAAATTGTGCATCTTTCTTATTGTTTCTTTTTGACCAGGGCCAACATCAACAACTTTGTAACCAATATCCTTTGTTGTTGATACCTTTGCCATAGTTGCCTTACGAGCCTTCTCACCACGGATCATATCAGAAACATTGCTTGAGCCAAACTTACTAGCAGCTTTCATGTTTTTGATCGTGCCTAGGGCCTCATCAATATCTGCTTCTTCTTTACGAACACCGTATCCGAGCTCGGCATAATGACGTCTAGCAACATATTCTAGAGCTTTGTCACGGACATCTGTATCCAGGGCTTTAAGGTGTTTCTTTAGATGGTCCATGTTGCCAAATGCCATATGAGATGCCGCAGTCAATAGATCGTGTCTATCGATATGCTTTGGGCCTAGTTTATTTGCATAGGCTTTGAGTGCCATATGATCTCCGAGAGAATCACTTGAATGGCGCATCTCAGTTTCTTCTGCTACTTTTTTCTTAGAAACTGAGCTAAAGCTTACGCCTTTCTTGCTTGAATAAGTATTCAATTCGAAAGGCTTGTTACCACCCTTGTTATACACCTGGATGTGGATAATGTGCTTATCGCCATTCTTGTCGGTCGCAGGGATGTGGTGTTTCACAGTCTCGCCTTCTGCTGGCTTACGAGGACCCATTGCGATATGTGTATCACGATCTTCGTCGCTGACATTTAGATCTGAGTGTTTCAATGCTGCATTGATAGCATCTGTATAGGATTTATGATATAGCGTATGGGATTCTTTCATGAACGTAAAATAGGTCTTCATTTCTTTGCTCCGTAATTTTGATCCAATTGATATATGATGTTCTTAAGATATTTAGACGCCTGCTCGGTGCCCTTATGCTCAGTGATCGCTTGTTTCTCGATGCCAGATGATATCTCATTCATCTGATCTTCACGTCTTGCAATGGTTTCTCTGATACGAGCAGCATTATCGTTTATCACTTCTGTCTTCTGGACAAATTCTTCTTGTTTCTGTTGAGTCAGCTGTTCCTGTGCTTGGTTGAAAGCCAGCGTTGCTTGTTCCCAGATGTTATAGTCATGTATCTTTAACCATGCGTATCCTGTTGTGACAGCCAGCATCACTCCACCGATGATCCACGGGAGCGACGAACCTGCTGTAAACAACCTGAATGCCCATCCGATCATGACAGCGACAGAGCCTTATCTTGGTTGGATTTCTGATACATGTCCATCTTATCCAGGTAACCCTGGTTACGGAGCTCTTTGAACACCAGGTTGCCGAAAGCAAACTCGCCATCCTTGGCGATGGAATCGCCACGCATCTTCCGGATCTTTTGCTTGATCATGTCGAATGATCCGTCAGTGGCATTCTGTAACACCATCTTATCGATAAGATCTTTATAGAATTGCACCTTCTTCTGTAAATGATAGTCGTTTTCGAAGTCAATGTCAAGATGCTGTGGCATGGCGATCCACTGATTTCTGTTCACGGAAAACACACCCTGGTTGGCATGTGGTTGCTCAGCGATGTCTTGAGCATACAGCTCTACGGGATATCCGTAGATGTTGATGTCTTGATGAGATAGCGTCCAGAGGATCTTCTTGTCCTGCAGATACTCATCTACGAGCGCTCTGTCCGGATTCATCGTATCTCTAGAGATCACGATATGCAGATCGATGTCTGATTGTGGTGTATAGTTGTAATTGACGTTGCCGCCTGTGATGATCATGTCCTGTATCGTATCAGGATGTATCTTGGCAAACTGTACCCATGCAGCTGCAATCTGAAGCAGTTTTCCCCTGACTTCATCCTTTAGCTTCATTCCATCCCAGATCTTGGAATTCAATTCGGTATGATACTGTAGGGTGCTATCTTCTAGGATAGATTTTCCCTTCTTTACGACATTGAAAACGTTCTTTGTGGCACGGCTCAGCATAGGAGCCAGTATAGGTGACGGTGCATTCTTTTTATTCTTGCTTTTGTATCTCATGGCAGCTGATCTAGGTACACCAGGTTCTCTTTGATCTGCCGCTAATCTAGGATCTCCGGTTCCTGCTATGCCGCCTACATTATTAACAGCACCCATATCTTCCATTAACTCTAATTCTTCTAATGTTTTATTAAAATCTTCTTCTAGAGAGAACAGAGTATCTGTTAATGCTTGTTCCTTTAATGGAGTGGATCTCAGCAACAACATAGCGGCAGCGAGTGTGGCAATCCGTGTCTTGCCGAAAGGAACCTTGGCGATCAGTTTCTTAAGATTGATGACCATGATATCAAACAGGCCCAATGCTTTCTTCTCTTGTGATGTGTAGTTGTTTCTGCTCTTGAGGAAGTTGCCGTCCTCATCGATCAGATGTAGGGCATAAGCAGGCATCTTGTTGAAAGGTGTTATCAATTTCTTGATGAACTGATAAGTTAATACTGCGTCTACTATCATCAGATGTTCCTAAGCTCGTTTAATATGAATTCGTTTAAAGGTATTTCTGATGTATTTATTGTTTTACACTCTATACCTATATTGATTATCTTATCAGGTAGGATATTCAAGAATAATAAGAACGGTTTCAAGTATTCTTCCATGCCCTTGCACTTTAAAAATAACATCTTTGCGGTGTGTATGGGTCCGAACACATTATTAAGTATTATGATATGGTTGAGTATCAATCTCTCTTTAAGATCGCTTTCTTCTTGATATCTGTTGAGCAATCTCTTGACGTATTTGAATCTCTTTAGATCGTCATAGAACTCTATGGTATCATAACATTGGGGATTATCATAATGTTTGGCAGCGTATAATAAAAAATTAGTCTCATCAAGTCTATCAATCATTATATAAATCAGCTCCAGGAATTGTTATCGATATTCCAAGCACCATCTATATAACAAGCCATGGCTAACGATCTTGTGGTAAATGGAGTCCATGATGAATTGGCTTGTATAGATGATAAGTCGTATACTCTTAGTCTATCAATCCAGACCATCACATCATCTGTGTGTTGAGAGGTCTTTCCTGCAAAATACATTATCTGTCCGTTGGACCCAGGTGGCAAATAGAAATGCTTGTCTGTACCCGCACCAGCGGCATCAGGAGACAGATATTGGATGGTAGTATTGACATCTAGCCTCGTTGCTACGGTTTGATAAGTCGTATTGTTCGCACTAACACCGCCGACTGCTGAATTGTTGATAGAATACGTCAGAGTAGCATTTGAGATAGTAGTGTTAGAAAATACTACCGACTTGCTAAATGTTACAGTATTAGAAAATTTAGTAGTAATATTGACATTAGAAAAGAAATTTCCTACTGTAATCTTATTAGTAGTTGGAGAGCCTGCAGGATCATTGACTACCATGATCAGGTCATCAGATGTTAATGTAGTTATTGCGTTGAGTTCTGAGATCTTTGGCATTGCACCCTCTATCTAGTTATTCATTTATCGTATATTTATATCAATAAAAAAGGGAGGGATTGCTCCCTCCCTGAAGTAATAAATTTAACTGATATCAGCTATTTGGCAAGACGTCATCATCCGATCCATCATTGGCAATTGATCCCATAGCCACTAATGTTTCGTATTGAACACGTCCTGCACGTCCACCAGTACCTACTGTACGGACATTCCATCCAGCATGTGTTACACCCTTATTTTGTGCGCCACCAACAACTGCTGCACCTGTTGCTGTAGTTCCTTGTAGATAATGGCCAGCTTCTGTAAATCCTTTGGTGAGAGTAATTCTATCACCACCGGATGTTGCAGCTAATGCGATCTTTGTTGTATTGGCATGCTGAACAAAAAATATTGTCTCATTAGTCAATCCGATGTTTGCAGTATTTCCTGTATTCACGCGGTATTTAATCGTATCTCCAACTTTAAATGCAGCTGCTCCAAAATTATTTGCTGAAACAATAGCAACACCGATTGTGCTGTTTGCATCTGTAGCTAATCCTGTGCTTGCTCCACCAGTTACGGCGCTATTAGCGTTGAAATCAGTATTTGCAGGAGCAGCAAAAACGATTGTAGGATTTGTCTCATATGACGATCCTGCATTAGAGATAGTAGATCCTGAGATCTTTCCAGAACTATTTGCTGTACCAGTAGCCGCAGCTGATGTGCCGCCACCACCGCTAAAGGTGATTGTCGAATTTGCGATATAACCCGTGCCAGCATTTGTTATAGTGATCTGAGCAACCGGTCCATTACCAATACCCATTTCTGTAGTATCAACGCCGAACTGACCTGCTGTAATTCCTGTCACAAAAGCATCGGGTGTGATATTATCATAAAAAGCACTGCGATTTGTTGTATTCGGAGCACCATTGAATCCGGTTACACCCCAAAGTACTGAATTGCCTGCTACGTCTGTATTGCCCCATTGACCCATTTTGATCTCCTTTTAAAAATTAATACATAAGAACATGATACTGTTCTTTTATTTATGATTTTGTAAAATTACATAGGTTTAGATGTTGCTCTGAGCATCCACTGATGCTTTCTATGGATCTCATGTCGTGCCTGGAGGAAATTGCACAATCCGATCTCACCTGCATCGCTTGCCATCTTATCTAAATTAGCAATCATAAACATGATTTTCGTGTTATCTGATATAGCCATATCGATCATCTCTGAGGCAGGGATAGGATCGATCTGATCAGCGATAGAACTCAATGCACTGAACCTAGTGAATGATCCTGGAGCATACGATTGTAGAGCTCTGATGTGTTCTGCAATGACATCTGCTGCTCCATGTACATCGGTGTATAGATCTGCAAAAAACTCATGATACTGGGGAAAGTTGGGTCCTTCTACATTCCAGTGAAAGAAGTGTAGTTTCAGATAAAA